TGAGTTGCCTCTCTCACCAGCAGACTAGGTCCGCCATTTTCCGTCGGTGTTCATGGTACTCAGGCACCTGGGTGTACACTCCTGAGATGTTCGCGGCACGCTGGATTTGGTGAGTCTTTGCTTTGTACTCTTGCTCAGAGTACAGGCACAGCTCATTGTACGCCGATTCCAGGTTTTCGCGAGTCGCCGCAGGCACATCAGTCCCCCTCACCCAGTTGGTCATATCGAGGATAACTTCCATGGGAAGCTGCCCCTCGAATGTTCCAGCCGGGGTCAGGTGAAAGTTGCGCTTGAGATAACGTACATCACTTAGTGTCCGGTATTTAACCATCTCACCAGTCTTGCCCTCATCCGTGTAGGTGAGTCCAATGTTCTTCAACGCCTCGGTAATCGTCAACTGATTATAAAGATCAGCAACGGTGTCCGAGATGTTGAGGACATTGTCATCACCGTAACACTGGAGGGAGACATGAGAGCGAAAGCCACTTCCATCCTTCACCAGTTCGTAGTACGCAATGCGCATTACGATCTGGTTGAAGATGGAATTGATAATCACAGTGAGAGGGTTGCCAGATGGTTGAGAGTGGGTGAGCCGAACGAGCATGTTCTTGTACACGATATCTGCGTTGCAGATCATGTCAAAGAGCACTGTTCGCTCGGTTGTGTATTCATCCGCGTACCAGTCGTTCATGACATCAAAGACTTCCCAAAGGAGATCCTGACGTAGACTGCCGTCAAAATTGGAGAAATCTCCTGCGATTACTTTATGACCTTTCGATCGTAGGTATTCGCCGGTTTTGTTCCAATCTGGACTGTACACATTTGTCCCAACTCCAACTTCATTGTCGATTTTGTTGAGAGCGAGAGATCCAACAAAGGCACCAAAATATTTCCTAACCAAAATGGAGAGGGTCATCGGTGCAGCAGCAAAGACGCGTGTTTTCCCAGCGTCTACTTTTGCTATGGGTCTCTTCTCATCTTTGAGGGTTGCTATGTACGCAGCATTACCGCGTCGTCCCTCTTTGATCTGCTCTTCAAGTTCTTCGACATCTCGTCGGAGTTCGGGAGAGATGAACTTCTCCTCACCACTTCCCAACCACGTTTTCTTACCGGGTTCCTTGTTCCAGAGAACATAGGGGTATCCAGGTGAAGTCTTGCGGTTGAGTTCATTGATTCCAGCTTCAGCATTTCCCCATACAGATTCCTCAAACGTGAGTAGTCGTGTAATCGCACCATCCGGGATGACAGAATGTACATTCTTAACATCTTGGACAGCACGCCTAATCGACGACTCAGACGCTTTCATCGGTTTCTGAACGGAGAGAACTTTCTTGAAGCCCTTTTCCATAGGATCAATGAGTTCACCATCAAGAGTGAAAGGACTCAAGTGAGCGGGTTTCGTAATTGAAGTCATCACTTCTCCGTGGATGGATGATGGTTTCAATTCCG